ATTTGATTGCGAATGCCGACACAACGCCAAGCATTCCTTACCCTTGGGCGGGTCTTAATGAGAAGTGCCACGGCATCCGGTGCGGAGAGATGACCACGCTGACTGCTGGCACAGGCATTGGCAAATCTAGTGTAGCTAGGGAACTGGCTTATTATCTGATTGGCATGGGACAGAATGTGGGATATGTAGCTCTTGAAGAATCAATTAAGAAAACTTCTGAGTGCATTATGGGCTTGTATATGAACTGCCCTCCACACTTCTGGGGCCGGGAGAACGTCACCAAAGAGCAGAAGCGAGAGGCATTTGAGAACACTATTGGCAGCGGTCGTATGGTTCTCTATGATCACTTCGGATCTATTGATCCCAGTAACCTGCTCTTGCAGATTCGGTATATGGCAAGAGCAATGGATTGTAAATATATCTTCCTTGACCACCTCTCCATCGTCGTCAGTGCCTTGGAGTCTGGGGACGAGCGTCGGATGATCGACAACACGATGACCCGTCTCCGCAGTTTGGTGGAGGAAACCGGGATCCATCTTGTTCTCGTCAGCCACCTCAGGAGACCGGACGGTCGATCTCATGAGGAAGGCGGTCAGACCTCCTTGGCACAGCTCAGGGGAAGTCACGCTATTGCACAGTTATCTGACATGGTTATTGGTTGTGAGCGGAATCAGCAGGACGATGCTATGGCAAATCTCTTGCAGCTAAGGGTTCTCAAAAACCGCTACACTGGAGATTGTGGTTTGACTACGACGCTTGAGTACGTTCGAGACAGTGGCCGACTCGTTGAGTGGGAGGCCCCAGATGTAGTAGAGGTTCCTGTATGAGTCAGATGAAGCTCGCGGGCCTTCTTGAAAGAGAAGGTAAAGGTATGTGTGGTCTGGAGTGGAAGGGTACGCCCGTTTCTTGGGACTCGATTGCTGGGTGGTTGAGTGAAGAGGAGGGACAACCAGTCAGTAGACAGGTTCTCAAGAACCACTTCAGACACACTATTGTCAAACTACGAGGAAGATTGTGCGAAGATCCAGTAATAAGAGACTGGTTAATCGAGAAAGGCTTAGGCCATGTTCTTGAAGAGGCAGAAGAAAACACAACTAGCTGGGAGGCTAACGGGTAATGGACATTGTTATATTTGACATCGAGACGAACGCTATTAAAAACTTCAGGACTTTACTTGGACTGAAGACAATTCACTGCATATCTCTTGCTACGCCAACTACCGATGCTGTTCTTGTTCCAATAGATGAGGCCCTTGAACGCCTCAGACTTGCTGACGTAATCGTAGGACACAACATACAATCGTTTGATATTCCAGCCATCCAGAGGCTGTACCCTGAGTGGAAGCCTGAGGGCTGCGTCAGAGACACTTTGGTAATGTCCCGAATGCTGTGGCCTGACATCCAGAGAGAGGACTGGCAGGCTCCTGAGTTTCCTAAGAACCTTGCTGGCCGTCACTCCCTGAAGTCTTGGGGCTACAGGCTTGGGATGTTGAAAGGAGATTTCGGTGAGACAACAGACTGGGAAGTGTTCACTGAAGAGATGGGGCAGTACTGCTGTCAGGATGTAGAGGTAACCAAAGCTCTGTGGAATAAGATCGAGGAAGAGAAGCCTTCGGATTTTTCGACGATGCTGGAACACGAATTCGCTCAGGTCGTACAAGAACAAGAGACCAACGGATTCGCTTTCGACGTAGACGCCGCTAGAGAGCTGCACTCAGAACTACTAGCAGAGAAGGATTCTATCCAGCGGTCCTTGAAGAATCTGTTTCCTCCAGTCAGGGTGGAGATGAAGACTCCTCAGTTCTATGTGGACCCGATTGATGATGTTCAATACACATTGAAAGGGGACGCTCCTGTTGCAATTAGATCTAGACTTCTCAGGGGCAAGCCTAAATACAAAGAGACCCCTTTCAACCCTTCATCCCGAGTTCAAATTGCCAACAACTTGATCAAGAAGTATGGGTGGCAGCCAGAGGAGTTCACAGGAGAAGGGCGACCTAAAGTTGATGAGTCTGTTCTTAGCCAACTTGAATACCCTGAAGCTAAGGTTCTAGTCAGATATTTGACAATTATTAAAAGGCTGGGCCAACTAGCTGACGGCAGGGAGGCGTGGCTTAGGGTGGAACAGGATGGCCGCATCCACGGTAGGGTCAACCCTTGTGGAGCTGTGACCTCCCGCTGCACCCACAGCAGTCCCAACATCGCTCAAGTCCCACGGGTGGGAGCTTTGTGGGGAACCGAGTGTAGGGAGCTGTTTATTGCTCCTCCTAATCATGTTCTTGTTGGTGTAGATATGAAAGGACTAGAGCTTAGATGCTTGGCCCACTACACTTACAAATTTGACGGAGGTAAATACGTTAAAGAGATTCTTGAGGGCGACATACACGAAGCCAATAGGATGGCGGCGGAGCTTGAGGATCGCAATGACGCTAAGACGTTTATATATGCTTTCCTTTATGGTGCTGGGGATGCAAAGCTCGGATCTATTGTTGATGGAGGCCGGGTCGAAGGGTCTCGAATGAGAAGCAAGTTCCTTAAGAAGATGCCAGCTATTGAGCGGCTTCAGAGCGGCATCAAGCTCTCTCTTCAAAGCCGTAATTACCTTAAAGCTATTGATGGCCGACACCTGCGTATCAGGTCACAGCACTCGGCTTTAAATACCCTGCTACAATCGGCAGGTGCTATTGCAATGAAATTAGCTACTTGTATCCTTCACAGGAAACTCAGATCTCATGGATGGGATAAAGACGTTTTACAGGTGGCTCATATTCATGACGAAATCCAACTTCAAGTACGCACGGAGATAGCGGAAGATGTCGGAAGGCTTGCAGTACAGTCAATGTGTGAGGCCGGCGAGGAACTCAAGTTCCGATGCCCCCTCGACGGAGACTATAAAATCGGAAGAAACTGGGCAGAAACCCACTGATCTGGCTTATGTAGCTGGAATACTGGACGGGGAGGGGTGCTTTAGGTGGCACAACTCCCCCACCATTGGGGTGGATACGACTGCTAAGGAGACCGCTCAAGCTCTTTATGACATATGCGGAGGGACCTGCTCTGTCTTAAAGAGAAAAACAAATTCAGGAAACGTCGTGTTTAGGTGGGCGATATACGGGACTAATGCGGTAAACCTATGCAAGACGTTGATTCCATACCTAACTGAAAAGGCGTACCAAGCAGAAGTCTTAATTGCTTTGGTAAGATACCCACCGAACTCAGCGATGCGAGAGTCCCTGAAACAACGTCTTACCCGTCTTAAGAGGAAATAGATATGACCGATTTGACATACGTTCAATCTGATGAGATGATCAAAGAACTTCAATCTCGATTCGATGAAATGGTTTTCTTAGGCTGTGCAAAGAGAACCGAAGAAACTGAAGATATAACAGTGTGTTTTACCGGATCATATCATTCTTGTGTAGGACTCATTGAGCTAGGTCGAATAGCTGTGCAAGCGGGAGGCACTCCTGATGACGACGATTCTAATTGACGGGGATATTGTTCTCTACGAAATCTGTACTGGATGTGAAATAGCTACAGATTGGGGAGACGATATTTGGACATACCACTGTGACCTAAGAGAAGCCAAACAGAAATACGACTGTTGGATCGACCGGGTTAAAGAAGAGGTGGGGGCATCTAAAGTAATCATTGCCATGTCTGGCAGCGAAAACTGGAGGAAGGAAGTACTTCCTAGCTACAAGCTCCACCGAAAGAAGCATCGGAAGCCGATGACATTCAAGGCTCTTAAGGAGTATTCAAATGAAACGTATCGCACATTTCAGTTCCACAACTTGGAAGCAGATGACGTTCTGGGTTTGTTGGCTGGTGAACCGGGTATTGCGAAGATCGAAGGGGAGCGAGTAATTGTCACAATCGACAAAGATTTGAAGACAATACCGGGACTCCACTATAACCCTCGCAAGCCTTATGAAGGAGTGTGCGAAGTCAGCCAAGATCAAGCTGATTACAACCACTTATTCCAAACGCTTACGGGCGATCCTGTAGATGGTTACAGCGGGTGTCCCGGTATTGGCCCTAGAAGAGCCGCCAGAGTCCTTGATTACCCCTGCTGGGGAGCAGTCTTAGAGGCTTTCGATGGGGCCGGACTCTCTCCTGAAGAAGCTCTTGTGCAGGCCAGAGTAGCCAGAATTCTCAGATACGGCGAGTACAACACAAATACAAAAGAGGTAAACCTGTGGAATCCATGAATAGAGAAGATTTGCTTGCAATGCACGGAAAGCTCTGCCAAGAAGCTAGGGCTTTGATGGAGGCTAAGAACCATGACTACAGCGGCGGGAAAGACTCTAGCGACCCCTTCCTGAACTTCACAAGAGTAGAGAGACTGGGAATTACAGATACCAAGACCGGGTTTATGGTTCGGATGACGGACAAGCTGTCTCGCCTAATTACCTTTGTCCACAATGGCTCATTCAAGACCAAGGATGAGGCCCTTAAAGACACTATTCTTGACCTGATTAACTACTGCATTTTATTGTATTCATATTCAGATTCAGAAAAGGGTGACTACAAGGGATGAAAACGAAACCAATCCCCCTCATTCCAGAGGATCTTCTGGAAGCTATGGACGAAAAATGGCCTGAGCGGTGTGCCGAATTAGATTGGGATATAGCTCAAGTAATGTTTTACGCTGGTCAGCGATCTGTTGTCCGGTATTTAAAAGAAGAATTTAAAGATCAAAGAGAGATCCAGCTAAGGAGCGGCTAGCATGTGTATGGCAATGGGCGGCGGCGGAGGCGCAAGTGGCCGCATACCGAGCGGAAGTAAAAATCAAGGTGCTTACTACACTTCGTGGCAGCCAGCAGGTACAAATCAATGGGGCGGGCAGTCTTACGTCCCAGTGAATTACCCAACAAGAGGGCCTCGCTCGCAGCCCGGTTGGACTTCAAACTCTGCGGGAGGATATGATCTGGCCCGTGAACAAGATCTTGGTCGAACCCTTTCTTCACTTACTGTTCCAAACATCGGAGGCACAGGGGCTAATATCATCGGTTCAGGCTGGAGGAACCGTGAATATATGAGGGGGTACAACCCTTTCGGCCAGTGGATTGGTCAGCCAAAGGGGATGGGAACTTCATCACAGACGTCTCAACCGGCGACCGCCCCGGAGACCACCACTCCACCACCTCCTCCAATCAACCCCTTTGAAGGGTTAAACCTCAACATTCCAGATCCTCCTCCGCCTCCTAAGGCGTATCAGCGGCAGACTTCTCCTGCCTCTAAAAAGCAGAGGCGAGCTAAAACTCGAAAGTCAAGTGCTGAAGGCAAAGCTGGATTGACTATTGAACGGATAAACTACTGATGGCATACGGAACTGGAAGCATTGCAGGCGAATACTCAAAGTGCGAGACCCAACGGTCTCCTTACCTTGAAAGAGGTAGAGAAGCGTCTCGTATTACAATTCCTACTATCATGCCGGACGACGGCCACAACGCTTCCCGTAAATTTCCAACTCCATATCAATCCACAGGCGCACGGGGGGTCAACAACCTAGCTTCAGCATTGCTGCTGTCGTTGTTGCCCCCTAACGCTCCTTTCTTCCGTCTAGTAGTAGATGAAGAAGAAAAACGCAAGATGGACCAACTAGATCCCTCTATTCTTACAGAGGTTGAAAAGTCACTGGCAGAGATCGAGAGATCTGTGGCACGGGAGATTGAGCTGAATAACATCCGCGTGGCGACCTTTGAGGCCCTGCGGCATCTCGTCGTGACCGGAAATGCTCTCCTATATCTGCCTGATAAAGGTCCCATGCGGGTTATTCATCTTGATCGTTATGTGATTAAACGCGATCCAATGGGCAACGCTCGAATGATCATTCTGAAAGAAACGGTATCTCCCGAGATGCTTCCAGAGGATTTGAAAGAGTACGCTCAACACAAGTCAGGGGACCCATCTCAAACCTGTGATATCTATACCGCTCAGACAATGAAAGAAGACGGTAAAGTTGAGGTTGTTCAAGAGATATACGGGAAAATAGTCGAAGAAACCCGAGCAACTTACTCCAAAGACCAATCCCCATTTATCGCTCTTAGAATGCTGCGGGTAGATGGAGAGTCTTACGGTCGTGGATATGTGGAGCAGTATTTGGGTGACCTCATCAGCCTTGAGGGACTAACTAAAGCTATTGTGGAGGGTGCGGCAGCATCTTCCAAGGTGTTGTTCTTGGTCAATCCAAATGGAACCACCAGAGCAAAGACTCTTGCAGAAAGCCCAAATGGGGCAATTAGAGAGGGAAGTGCAGCCGATGTTAGCGTACTACAAACTCAGAAGGCCCAAGATTTCTCTGTGTCTCTCAGTGCGATGCAGCAAATTGGGGAGCGTCTTTCGTATGCGTTCCTCCTCACCGAGTCAACTATTCGTAATGCGGATCGAGTCACAGCCGAAGAAGTAAGGCTGGTTACTCAGTCTATTGAGCGACAGTTGGGTGGTATTTACTCTGTGCTTAGTCAGGAGTTCCAGCTACCTCTGGTAAATCGAATAATGCAACGAATGGAAAAGCAGAAGAAGCTGCCTAAGATCCCTAAGGATAAGGTGACTCCTGCTATTGTTACTGGTATTGAAGCTCTTGGACGAGGCAACGATCTCAACCGTCTGGATATCTACCTTCAAGGTATTGCTCAGATGCTTGGACCGGAGGGCCTGTCTCAGTACGTCAATATGAGTGAATACATGTCCCGAAGAGCGTCTGCCCTTGGTATTGATACTGACGGCCTTATACGCTCCGAGGAAGAAGTGGCTGGTATGATGCAGCAACAACAGCAAGCAGAGGCCATGAAGGTCGCTACCCAGTCACTGGGTCCTAATGCTGTTAATGCAATAGCACAACAAGCCCAGATGGAGTAGCTAAATGGCTGATTATCAAAAAGTTGAAGTAGTTAAAGACCAACCAACGGAAGCATTTTCCGAGGAGGACTTGGCGAACCTTGAACAATCGGAAGAAACTCAACAGGTCGAAGAGCCGGTTCAGGAACGACCCGAATGGTTGCCTGAGAAATTCAACAGTGCAGAAGACTTTGCACAAGCCTATTCCGAATTGGAAGCCGCCTACACCCAGTCTCGACAGGGTGACGAAAGCGGAGAAGAGGGCGTTGAAGAGGTTAATGATGTTTCTGGCCCAATTTCAACCGAGTCTTTGAATGAGTATTCCACCGAGTTCTTTGAAACAGGCGACGTTTCTGAGGAATCCCGCAAAGCTATTGTTGATATGGGGATTCCCCGCGAATATGTAGACGCTTATATCTCAGGTCAACAAGCTGTTCTTAAGAATCACTTTGACGGCATCTACAGTGAAGTAGGTGGAGAAGAGTCATATAACGAAATGACTAGCTGGGCTGCTGAAAACCTACCTGAGGGTGAGCAAGAGGCGTTTAATAACGCTGTATCTAAAGGCAATCCTGACGAAATGATGTTTGCAATTCGTAGCCTCCACAGTCGTTGGACGGCTGCTGGAAATGCTCCTAGAGATCTGCTTCAAGGCAACACCAGTTCTGAGTTCTCGGGAAGCGGATTCCGCTCCCTTGCAGAGTTGACAGAAGCCATGAAAGATCCACGGTATGCGAAAGACGCAGCGTATCGTCAAGATATTGAAACGCGATTGAATAACTCCAACATCCTGTGAGGGACATCATGCGTGACTGGATTAACGAAAACAAAAACGGCTTGATGATCGGTGGCATTACAGCAGCTCTTGCTGTGGGCCTTCTACTCGCCTCAGGATGCTCTCTAGGGGACATGGTGAAGGTTGATGTGCCTACAGGCGTCCGCCAGTCACTTGCGGTCCCCTCTCAAGTCAGTCTTAATGAATCGGTATATACTTGGGATTCGTGGGTCCACTATGTGGAATCTAATACCGCTCAATTCCAAGCCAACATTGACGAATCTAATTTCATCTGGGGGATGCTTTCCTCAGCAGTCAATGTTGGAGCAGAATCGGCCCAAGGACCCCTGTCGGCTTTGCCCGGCGGGGCCTTCCTTCTTACAGGACTCAGTCTTGTTACAGGGCTGTTCTTGAACAAGCCGGGAGCTACTAAAGCTCTGGCTAAAGAAAAAGAAAAGTCGTACAACGCTGGTATGGATGCTGCTATCAAAGTCAGCAACACTTCAGCTACAAGTGCGAGTTAAATGATTGTTATCCCACTCTCTTAGGGAGGAGTGTGGGATTTGGTGACGTTGAGAATCAATAGATTCTTGGCCCTCTGCTGAGGACAACCTTGAAGTCTGAATTTCTAACTGACCCGACTTTGTATCCCTAGTAAAACAAAGTCAAGTTAAAGGAGTTTTAAACTATGACTTATTATGGAGTAGATCCATCACGCCTCGGTCAAGTAAACGCGGATGGCGACGTTGATGCTCTCTTTTTGAAGGTTTTCTCAGGCGAGGTTCTTACCACGTTTGAAGAGAATAATATGATGCTGCCGCTGAGTCGTGTCCGCACGATTACCAGTGGTAAGACTGCATCGTTCCCAGTAACTGGTGTGGCTGAGGCTAAGTACCACACCCCCGGCGAGTCTCTCTTTGGTAATGAGCAGGCCGATGGAAACGAATACCTGTCCAATGTCAAGCACAACGAGCGGCTTATTCATATTGATGGTGTTCTGACTTCCTCAGCATTCCTTGCTGACATTGACGAGGCCAAGAACCATTATGAGGTTCGTAGCATTTACAGCACTGAAATCGGACGACAGTTGGCCTACACGGCTGACAAGAACCTGATTCGTACTGTTATTGCAGGTGCTAGAGCCACGACAGATCGTTTTGGAAACACAGTTGCCGGTGGTGATGACACCTACGGCGGTGCGCGTATTAACATGGGCGATGACACGGCAGCAGAGGCAAACGAAATCGCAATCAGTGACGATATTGTCACCACTGACGGCGCGACTCCGGCCAACGCAACTGGTGCATCTTTGGTTCAGGCTCTGTTCACGGCAGCAGAACTGTTTGATTCCAAGAATGTCCCCAGTGCTGGGCGTTACTGTCTTCTCCCCCCTAGTCAGTATTACAAACTGATCAAGGAGAATACGGACGCAATCAACCGTGATTACGGTAATGAGGGCAACGGTTCGACGGCAAGCGGCAACATCGTTTCCGTGGCCGGTATTCAACTCATGAAGAGCAACCACATTCCTAGTGGTGCGGCGACAGATGCTGACATCCATGCCTCCACAAGCGTCAACAATGATGTCTTTGGAACTGGCGGTATTGGTTATGGCAACGCTTCGTTTGAACAGACCTGCGGTATCGTCTTCCAGTCTGAGGGCGTCGGCACGGTCAAGTTGATGGACCTCTCAATGGAGTCCGAATACTTCATGGAGCGTCTGGGTACTATGCTCATGGCTAAGTACGCTATGGGCCACGGCATCCTCCGCGAAGAGTGCTGCTGTGAGATCATCCTCGACGCAGGTTGATGGATGAGTTTGATAACACCTGATCTCCCTCTGAGATTTGTGTTATACTGTGTGAGTTGAGTCTCCCAGTGTCGGGGGCGGTCCTCTTCCATTCTGAGGGCCGTCCCCTTTTTCTTTAGGAGTAAAGAACAATGGCAGGAACAAGAACAAACGAATTGGAGGCTGTCAACACTATGTTGTCGGCTGTCGGAGAGCCTCCTATTACAGCTCTTGAAGGGCAAAAGAATGCCGATGCTGCTATTGCAAAAAACATTCTGACTGAGGTAAGTAGAGAAGTGCAAACTATGGGGTGGCACTTTAATACTCAGCTGGATGTCAAATTTACTCCTGATTCGACAACTAAAGAAATCACGTTGCCGGAAAGTATTGTCAGGATTGATATCAGACCTACAACACTGACTGGCAGCACTGACAACCGAGATGTCACCCAGAGGGGCGACAAGTTGTTCAATAAGACCGACAACACTTACGAGTTCACTAAGGAAGTGAAAGCCTGTGTCATCTATGTATTGGACTGGAGCGAGCTACCAGAGCCTGTACGTCGCTATGTGACGATCAAAGCCGCTAGGGTGTTCCAAGACCGTATGGTTGGCTCAGAGAAGCACCACGCATTCTCCCGTGAAGATGAAGTCCGTGCATTTGCTTTGCTTAAAGAGTTCCAGATGGACACCGCAGATTCTTCAATTTTCCAGAACTATGATGTTTACCGAATTATCAACAGAACTGATTCTCTTGGCGTAGGGAGGCTTTACTGATGCCACTGATTACTTCCACCATGCCTAGTTTGACTGGTGGGGTTTCTCAGCAGCCGTCATCCCAAAGGTTGATGAATCAGTGTGAGGCTCAAGAGAACGCTGTGCCGCTTCTTATTGGCGGACTGATTAAAAGACCACCAACAGAGCATGTGGCTGAGATCAAGTCAGGGACCAACTCTATTGATCTAAGTAGCTCTTTTAGTCACATCGTTACTAGGGACACTGAAGAAGAGTTCATGGTGTTCTTAGATGGCTCTGGGTCCGTAAACATTATGGACACTAAGGGCGAAAACAAGACAGTGTTTAGGGACATAGGGGACAGTACATACCTACAAAGCAGTACTCCCCAGTCTTCTTTTAAAGCTATTTCGATTGCTGATGTTACTTTTCTAGTGAACACAGATGTTGAAGTAGAAATGGATTCTGCTAAATCCGTCTATAGCCGAGGGGCGACCGCAGCAAAGCACGAAGCTCTTATCTGGATTAAGACCGCTGGGTACGGGACTGAATTTAATGTCTATTCAGGGGGATCATCAGCAGTCGCTAGTTTTACGGGGTC